AGATGTCGTCGCGGATCTGGGCGCGGGACTGCTGGACCGCCGCCTGGACGATGGCCGGAACCATCGCGCGCAGGTCGTTCACGGACTCGCGGGTCGAGTTTGGGGCGTTGATGTTGACGGTGACATTGCCGCCGCCAGACGCGGCAACCTTCGGAACAATGGTCCCGGAGGTGCCGGGAACGAAGATTTCCGGCTGCTTTTCGCCGACCACGTAGGCGCGGCCAGCGGACACAGGGCCACCACCCGCGCGGAAGCCTCCGAAAATGCTCCCCAGGAAGCTCCCCAGCCCGTTCCCGTTCCCGTCTTTCCCTTCGCCGAAGATCGACTTCAGGATCGACGAGGCAGCGGCCTCCGCAACCATGCGGCGCATGGTGTCCACGAACCCGGCGAGCATGCCCTTCAGGCCACCCTTGAACGGGTCGAAAAGGAAGTTCGCGAAGGCGTCCTGCATGTTGCGAGCGGCCTGCTCCGCATAGATGCTCATGTCGTCATGCAGCTTGTGCTGCTTCTGGTAGTAATCCTCCCAGTCGACGAACATCTCCTGAAGCGTCTGCTGCAGGTTCATTTCCCGCATCTTCAGGGCAGCCTTGTCGTACTCGACGCTCGCCTTTGCTGCGTCGTCCTCATACTTCAGCTGGTCGAAAAGGTTCGCGAGCATCGCGTCGAAGGCGGCGACGCGCGCCTTTTCCTTCTCCTTTTCCATTTCCTTCGCGGCGCGCTCGTTCTCCCGTATCCGGGCCTCGTTCTGGCGCTTGATCTCGGCGTCGTCCCGCTTCGCGTAGCCTTGCGGGTTCGAAACGCCAGGCGCCATCGCGGACGCAAATGCCCCGGCGTCAGGCTTTACAGCCGTGACGGCTTCCAGCTGCGCGATTTTCGCGCGTAGCGCAGCCTTCGCTACCTCGTCGAACCCATGCTCCAGGCTATCAAGTTGAGCCTTGGCCTGCTCCAGCTGCTGGTCGGCTGAGAAAGGCTTGAATACGGCAGTGATGGCCGGGGCCACCTCTGCGACAAGGGTGGACGCCCATGCGCTCCACGACGCCTTCATCTGCTTGATGTTGTCGTCGGCCTCGGCCAGGCGCTTGATCTGGTCGTTGGTCAGCGCAATTCCGAGCTGCTGCGCTTCCTCGCGCGCCTTTCGGATGCCGGCCGCACCCTGCTCGAACATCGGAAGCAGGTCTGCGCCAGCCTTGCCGAACAGCTCCGTCGCGGCGCGGGCCTTGTCGGCCGGGTCCTGCAGCTTGCTGATTCGGTCGGCCAGCATCTCGAACTGCTGGTCCGGAGACAGGCTTTTGATCGTCTGCAGCGACACGCCCAGCGCGTCGAGCGCCCCGTTCGCCTTTTCGGAACCCGTCCCGGCTTCGGACAGGTTCTTCTGCATGAACTTCAGGCCCGTGGACAGGCTCTGCAGGTCCACGTCGGCCATTTTCGCGACGTATGCCAGCTCGGACATCGTCTTTCCGGCGACGCCAGCCTTGATCGCGGCCTTATTGAGATTGTCGCCCATCTCAATCGCCTGCAGCCCGACCTCGGCGATCGCGGCCACGCTGACGCCGACGAAGGCCTTCTCGAAAAGGCCCTTGATGCGCTCTGCAGATTCATTGGCATGGCCGACCGCAGAACGCCAGGCGGTCGCGGTCTTGTCCTCGCCAAGAATTTCGAGAACCGCTTTACCGCTCATTGAGTGCCTGCCTCGCCGTGGATTCGATCAACTGCATTGCGGCCATGTACTTCGCCGGCTGCACGCTGGCGCCGCCAGACTCCCAGAGGTGGCCATCCCGGTAGTAGGGATAGACGTCAAGCCACAAGGCTGCGTCTGCGTCCTGCGCCTTTCTCGGGCAGGTTCGGGTCATGGGAAGGACGTTCGTGATCTCCCATTTCGGGAACGGTGACTCGCCGCCTACACACGCGCACTCGCCGCACGGGGCCCATGAAGGGTCGGCGGCGAGGTAGACGGCGATGATCAGTTTTTTCTTTCCGTCTCCGACAGGAAGGACTTCGCGTAGAGGTCGCCAGCAATCTGGGTCAGACGAACCATCCACGCCACGTCTGCGCCGCCGTTCAGGATTTCGCGCAACGCGCCGCGGCTGAACTCCACCGGCAAACCCTTCCAGCCGACAATGAATTCAGCAGCGGCCACGATGCCGTCCCACGAGGGGACGCGATTCGGGCCGATCGACGCCTGGATGGTGTACTGCGTGCGCAGGTCGAGGGGCCGAAGCTGGAACGACACCCCCTCCTCGCCCGGCAGATCGAGCCAATACGGGGAAAGGTCGCGCATCAGGTGTACGCCAGGGCGACTTCGTCGTTGCCAGTCGACGACTCAACGATCTTGAACGGCATGTTGCGGATGCGCTGGCCGTCAGCATCGGCCCAGTTGCGATCCGTCCAGTAGAGGCCGTTTGACGCACTGGTGAGCGTGAAGCGGTTGCCCGCCGTCGTGCCGAGGGTGCCTGACGCAAACGTCAAGCCCGTGCCCGCAGTGTGCTGGGCGTCGGTGTCGATCACCGAGGCCAGCTCGCTGTCCATCGTGAAGGTGCCTGAGACATCGCGGCCGGTGATCTGCACTTCGCCGTAGCCGTCCGTCGCAGCAATCGACGGCGGCATGGCGATCTGGTTGTTGAGGTTCACCATCCACTCGCGCGGGATGATGTTCGTCACGCCACCCAGCGAGACGGCCATGTTCAGCGCGGTGCGCGGGACGACCGAGCCATAGGTCGGCGACGGCTGCGCAATGTCAGACGGGTCGAGGTGGTGGCCGGTGAACTCGAAGGAATACAGCGCCAGCCCGCCTGCCGACAGCTTCAGCGACACGCTGCCGCGCGCGCCCGTGATCTTGTGCAGCTTGCGACCGCCCTCGTACCAGTAGAGGGTGATCGACTCGTGCGACGTGCTGATCGGCTTGTAGGTGACGGAAGTCGAGGCCACCACCGTTTCGACCAAGCCGCAGGCGCGTAGGAGCGTGCCGGCCTCCGGGGCCGTGCCGGCCGTGCCGCTGCCCTTCACTTCGACATCGAAGGTCAGCTTCGCCAGCTTGCCGCCGAACACCTGCTGCAGCTTGCCGATATTCGCGCGGACCGCCGGGCGGTCGTTCATGCGAAGCCCTTCCAGCGAGAACCCGACGTTCTGCACCAGCACCGCATTCGTGCCCGCGGTCGGCACGGGGTCCGTGTTGTAGGTCGTCTCGATCTTGGCGAGAATGACTTCGTTGGAAATTCGAAGGTTGCCCATTGCGGACTCCAGAAATGAAAAACCCCGCTCCGGGCGGGGTCAGGGGTGGATCAGGAAAGCGTCAGGACGGGTCGGTGAGGTTCATCCGGTATGGGATGCCCCACCGGCAGGTGATCGAGCCAGCCATGTTCTGGCCGTCGACGTTGATCTCAGGCCTTTCGGCACCGAGGTAGCGCACGCCCATCACGAAGGACAGGCCCAGGTCGCGGCCTGCAGCCGAGAACATGGCGATGTGGGACTGCCGGCGCATGTCGAGCAGGTCGGCAATCAGGTCCGGCTCGCTCGAATCCGCAGACACGACCGTCACCGATAGTGTCAGCAGGCTGTCGATGAACGCCAGATTCGTGACGCCAAGATCAGACATCGGCTCGTCGGCCTCGATGGCGATCGAGACGCAGGGCGTCTCCATCTCCTCCTGGCTGACGGTGAGCGTCCGGTGGCTGTAGACGTTCGCCGCCATCGAGGCGTGGGCCGCGACCGCGGCATCTACGATCTGTTGCGCGCGATGGCTCATGCGGACCTCAAGACCAGCCGGCTCATCCCGGCGACCATAGACTCGATGCGGCGCACCTTGTAGGTCACGCCCTCGCAGACCAGGCGCGATTCCTTCGTGATCTGCAGCGCAGCGACGTCAGCCGCAGCGCAGATCAGGGTCGGCTTGACGCCTTCCGTCACGACGCCGACCTCCATCGCCTCGTACTGGTCGCGGAACACGCCATTGAACGTCCCGGCGTCGCATGTCACGACGACGCCGGCATCGCTCACCAGCCCGCGCACTTCCTCGTCGAGAAAAGGGTGCATATCAGGACGCGATCATGTCCTTGATCGCCGCGAACGCATCGACGCGGCGCGGCTTGATGTCCACTTCCTGCGTGATGTTGAAGCGCACCGCCCCGGTGCTGGAATAGGTGTAGGGGTCCGCGATGATCGTAGGGGGGCTGAATTCGACGATGTAGAGGTCCGCCCAGTTGCCGAAGATAAGGGCCGAGAGGTTCGTGCCGCTGCCCTTCGTCAGGTTCGAGGGAACGTTCTCGCTCATCATGGCGCGGTAGCCAAGCACCCAGCCGTCGATCTGGTAGGACTGCGCGTCGTCCCAGAGGAAGCCCCACGACGCCGTTTTCGTGACGTTGCGCATGGTCATCGCAGCCTTCGTGCTGCCAATGAACCCGGCGGTCTGCGCCAGCAGGTTCTTCTTCAGCGCAACCTGGCGAACCAGGTCGATGATCGAGGCGTAGGTCGGGGCCGCGCCGTTCGCGCCGAGCGCGACGGTTGCGAGGCCCGCCGTGTTCAGGATGCCGGTCGGCTGGTTGGTTCCGCTGCCTTGGATGGCGTAGAAGTCCACCATCTCCGCGATCGCCCGGTTCAGGTCGTCGCGCACGATCGTCTCGGCAAGCGGCGCCTGGTTCAGCAGGCGGCGGGAGACGGTCGAATTGCCCTTGATGGTCGAGGGCGAATAGGTCGTGACCGCGAAGGTCGTGTCGGAGTCGGATCGGCTCGCGTTTTCAGCGACCGACGCCGCCGTCGAGGCGGTCGGCTGGGAAATGATGGAAAGGTTGTCCGTCGACTGCAGGACGGTAGCGCCGAGCTGGATCACGCGGGAGGCCGCGCGAAGCGCCGGGGCCCACTGCGTGTCGCTGACGGAGGTCTGCACGACCGCGCCACCAGAGCTCACGCCACCGCTGGCCGTCAGGGCGCGGCCCATGATCTCCGGGGAAAGCGGGAGCGCACCTTCGGCCGAGCCGAACTTGCCGCGCAGCTCGTCGGCGACGCGCAGCTCGAAGCCGGCCTCGCGCTCGCCCCATGCCGGGTCGATTGCCGCGCGGGCCCACTTGGCGATAGAGAAACGGCCGGCCTCGTCAGGCGTCAGGCCGAGCAGTTTTTCAGTCATGTCATGCTCCCGGTCGAAAGGAAAAGAGGGAGGGCGTTGCCGCCCTCCCCCGGCTGGCCGTCAGGCTTAGGTCGTGACGATGTCCTTGATCGTCGCGAACGAGCCGGCGTAGCGGACGCCCACGTCCACCGTCATGAACGCGCGGATGCGGATCGCACCCGTGTTCGAGAAGGTGTACGGGTCGACCAGCATGTCGAGGACGCCCCACTCGCCGATGAGCAGGTCCGACCAGTGGCCCAGGATCACCGCCGACAGGTTCGTGCCCGTGCCCTTGGCCAGGTTCGACGGCACGTTCTGCGAGGTGTGGAACTGGTAGCCCATCATCGAACCGGTGCCCATGCCGTTCTGGGCATTCAGGTTCTCTTCGTACTGCGCGAGGAAGGTCGGGTAGTTGGCGACCTTCACCGTGCGAGCAGCGTGGAAGAACGCAGCTGCCGAGCCCACGAACGACAGCGGACCGACCAGGCGGTTCGCCGCGGCGATGAGCTGCGGCAGGTAGGTGAGGTTCGCCCAGGTGAGCGCCGCACCGTTCGTGCCACCGGCCTGAACGCCAATGCTCTGGCCGAGCAGACCCAGCGGCTGGCCCGAGGAGCCCGAGCCGTTGATCGCCGCCGCGTCCAGGCCGTTCGCGATCGCCATCGCGATGTCGTCGCGCAGCAGGCCATCGACCGCCGGGTTGCTCTGCAGGAGCAGGCGACGGCTGATGTCCACGACCGTGCCCATGTCCTTCGGCGTCAGGCTGATCTGCGCGAAGGTCGGATCGGCGGCGGTGACGGCCGTGTTTTCCGGCGTGACCCACGTCACCGATTTGCCCGACGTCATCGCCGGGATCAGGACGTTGCCCTGCAGGCCCGACAACACGCGAGCGCCAGCCTTCACGACCACCGGAACGTTGTAGTTCGGCGGGACGTACTGGCTGCCCACGACGGTCGACTGCACCACCGCGCCGCCGGTCGCGACACCGCCCGACGCCGTCAGGGTACGCTTGAGGAGCGACGGGCCTTCGTCGCCGACGTTGCGCGCCATGAAGTCGTAGGGGACGAAGAAGCCGCGGGACTCACGCCCGGCCTTCTTGGCGATCTCCTCCGAGAGCTCGGTCTCGAAGGTGCGCTCGACGGCGCGCTTGCTAGTCAACGCATCGACATGGGCGCGGACCGCGCGGGTCAGGCTGTAGCTGCGCTTCTCGGCGTCGGACAGCTTCAGGTCGCCCGGCATTTCCTGCAGCGGCTTGGACGAGCCACGCTCGCTGATGGCGTCCAGCACGATGCCGCGGAAGGCCTCGATGCTCGTGCCCTTCTCGACGTGCTCGGCGCCAATGGCGCCCAGGTTGTGGCGCGAGGCCAGGTCGCTGATCTCGCGGGCGCGGGCGCGCTCGGCACCAGCCGCCTTCGCCGTCTCGGCAGCGAGGTCGATCCGCACTTCGGCCGGCGGGGAGGCCTTGTTGTCGTCAGACATCTTTCGTTCCTCTGCGGGGGCTTCCCGCGTTTTGATCTTCACAGTCGTCTCGTACTCCTCGGGGCCAGCACGGCCGACGCCGACGGACTGATCCGCCGGAATCGAAACGAGGCTGACTTCGAGTGGCTCCCAGTCGTCAACGCGGTAGACGTCCCCGCCCTCGTCGCTGCTCGACTCAAGAACCATCGAATTGACGCGGTAGCCGACGGAGACATTCGTCAGCACCCCGTCGCGGACGTTCTGCAGGGCCTCCTCGGCCGCTGCGCTCCTCCCGAAGCGCACCGTGGCGCGACCAACCCGGTCGCTACCGATTTCAGCTGCCTGCACTACGCCCACGACCCTTTCGGGATCGTGAAACATGAGAAGCGGCGCGCGGCCGCTCTGCATGAAGTCCATGCGGATCTCGCCCTGGCCGTGGCCAAGGACTTCCCCGCCAAACCAGCGAGGGACAACCGCGCCCTCGCTTGAGAAAGCCAGTTCTGCCGTGCGCAAATCGGTGCCGTCGTCAGCCCTCTGGCTTACCTGACTCACCGTCGCCATTCGGTACAGCTTTCCCGTCTTGATTACCTTGCGCTCCATCGTTCTGCCCTCCAGCAGTTCCGGCGCCGCCAATCGGCACGTCCGGGTTCAGGCCAAGCGCGCGCATCGCGGCGTTCTCTTCCGCGATTTGCTCGATGACGTCTTCGAATTCCTCGCCCTGCTCGGCGAGGATCGCCGTGCGTGTCGTAAGGCCCAGCGCCAGCCGCAGCTTCGCGGCCTCTGCTTCCTTCATCGGGTCGACCCATTTCCAGCCACGCGGACGCCAGCAGGGGCGCGCGTAGTCGGGAATCTTCCGGGTCGGAATCTTTACGGTCCCGGTCGTGACGGCCATCTCAAGCCACCGCTCGAAAATCGGCTGGCAGACCCAGTCGATGAACCATCGCTGACGCAGCGACCACTGGTCGGTGGCTTCAAGCCGGCCTTCGCGCAGGCTCGAATAGTTCGCGCCCGACAGGTCCCCCGTCAGGGAGTGATAGGGGACACCACCGCCCGACGCTGCGCCGCGCAGCTGCCCCTTCACGAAGGCATCGAACTGTCCGGACGGGTGCTGCCAGTCCACAGCCTGGAAGTCCCAGCCGAACGGCAGCTTCTCGAACATGCCGGGCTCGACTTCCTGAATCGGCATCCCCTCGCCGTCCTTGTCGTCGAAGTCCATGCCGCTCGCCGCTTCGGTGGGCTTGTAGAAACCCATCTTTGCCGCGGCAATACGCGCGGCCACGGCTTCCGACTCGGTGTATTCGCCGACGTGGTACAGCGCCTGCATCGAGGCCGCGAGCCACGGGTAGCCGCGGCGCTGGTGCGGCCGGTGCGGCACGAAGATGTGCAGCAGGTCCGACGCCGGGACGCGCTCGCGGTTGCCCAACCCCTGGAACCCGTAGTCGCCCGGGTGGTTCTGCAGGATGTGGTAGGCGATCACGCGGCCGTAGGTGTTGACCTCGACGCCCATCACGACGCTGCCCGTGGCGTCCGCATCGCGGGTGTACATTTCGTCGAGGTGGTCGATTTCGAGCACCTGAATGGCAAAGCCGAACTTGTTGCCAGCCGACTTGCCGACGATCGGGCGCAACAGGATCTCGCCATCGCGCGCGACGGACTCAACGACCAGCTGCTGCAAGCCGCGCCAGGACAGCAGGCCGTCCATCGTGCAGATCCCGCGCTGGCCCCATTCCTCGAACGCGGCCTCGATGATCTCGTTGTTGCCCTCGTCGGGCTTGCCCTGGCCGTTCAGGCCTTCGCAGTCCATGCCGACGCCATCGGCGCCGACGATGTTCTGCACGCACAGGTCGATGTACTTGCGCGCATATTCGTTGTTGTTGGCCAGATACCGCGAGCGCGTGCGCAGGTTGCGGATCGTGTACCGCAGCTCGCGATTGCTCGACTCAAGGTTCGTCGACCAGTTGGACGTCGTGCGCCCGAGCTGGCCGGCGTTGAAGCTGCGCTTGCCCGTGAGCTGCGGAGCCTTGTCGCGCAAGCCGAAGAGTTTCTGAAAGAGTCCGGCCATTACATCCTCACGCGGATAGTGCGACGGCTACCCAAGCCCTTCGCGATGCGATCGGCTTGCTGCTCCGTGGCCACCTGCTGCTTCCAGTAACCAAGCGCCTTGATGACGTCGGCCTGTGTGTCGAACACCATCGAGATGCCGTCGACCGTCACTTGCTGCCTGCCTCCGGCACGACGCAGCGCCAGCTGTTCAAGCTGCTCCACGATCCGGGCCGACATCGAGCGGGAATCGAAAGCCCCGGTCGAAGCCGGGTTCGGCAGCAGCTTGATGTCGCCCTGCGAAACGGTGAACGACTGCGCGCCATTCACGACGCGCGCCCAGTAGCGGTACGTCCCCGGCGCATAAGTGCCGGAGGTCGCCGCCAACACCGTGGCGAGGTGATCGTTTCCGCTCGCAGTGCAGGTGATCTGGAACGACGCGGCCTCGTTTTTGACGTAGTACGTCAGCACCCAGCCACCACCGGCTGGATAGTCGGGGAGCGACTTCGTCCAGGCCCATGTGTCGCCGACGATCAATTCATCGGGCTCGGTCGTCGGGGTCGTCACGTTCAAAATCTCCTGCGGCCCATCCAGCCACCACCGCGCGGCCGGGCCCACTGTTGCTGTGGGCGAGGCTGCGGCTGCTGCTGAGGCTGCGGTTCAGGGGCCAGAACTTGTTCGGCCTGCGTTGGTTCGGGCTCTTGCGGCCTCGGTGGCACCGCTTTCGCGCGGCGATCCACCAGCTCGCCGCCGCCACGGCCAACCATCGCGGCGTAGGCGTAGACAAGGCAGTCCAGCTGCTCGTTTCGGATGCCGGCGCGGCGCGGGCGCCAGGCGCGGACCTTTCGGCCCTTCACCGTGACGTAGACCTGCGTCTCGCTGGCCAGCTGCTCGGCGCAGACCTCGTCGGTCGTCGCGTCGAAGTGCAGGTAGCCGGGGCCCGGCTGCTCGACCTTTCGAAGCCGCCCGCAGACGACGTCCTTGATCGTGTCGACGCCGATCGTCCACAGATCCAGCCGCAGCTTTCCGCCGCGGCTCGCCTTGCGCGGCCACGCCGGCCGGGGCCCGGCCATGCCCTTGATGGCGTAGACCCGGAACCGCTTGCGGTGCGCGCAGTAGGTGTAGACCGTTTCGGTGTGGTGGCCACCGGAGTCGACAGCGCAAGCCTCGATCACCAGCTCGCGGCCGTCCTCGGTCTGATACCGGCGGCGCAGCAGCTCGTCATGCTCGGACCACAGCGATGCCTGACCGGGGTCGCCACGAAGAACGTCGTGACGGATGCGCCACGCCTCGCCTTCCTTGCCCCAGCCCCACAGCGTCGATTCCAGCCGGTCGTCCTGCACGTCGGTGCCGCGTGTCAGCAGCAGCACCCCGGCAGGCAGGGCGGCGTCCGTGTACGGCTCGCGCCGCGCCAGCAGGCCTTCGGCCTTCACCGCGTCGCCGCTGTCCTCCCACGTTTCACCGAGGGCGGTGTTGATCCACGTCTGCAGGGTTTCCGGCAGGCGCTTGGCCTCAAGGAAGGCCCGGGCCATTTCGGCCCACGTCGACCAGGGCGAGTAGAGCTCGCTGATGTGGAACCCGGCGATCCCGCTGAATGGTTTCGTGGCCACCCAGCGCCCAGCCTGCAGCATCACCGCCTTCTTCGCCTCGGCGATCGGCGTGGCGCAATGGCCGCAGACGTAGTTGGCCGTCTCGGGCTGCCCTGACTCCCACTGCACGCGCTCCCAGACAAGCCGCTGGAAGGTTCCGCAGTGCGGACAAGGCACCTCGTAGAACCGCTGGTCGCTGCCATCGAAGCCGGCCTCGATGCGGCTGACGCCCTTGATCGTCGGCGTACTCACCGCCACCACCTTGCGATTCCAGAAGGTCGTCGTGCGTTTGCGACCCAGCGACACCGGATCGCCCTCTGTGCCGGCCGAGGCCGGGTAGCGGTCGACCTCGTCGAACAGGACGACGCGGATCGGGCGGGATGCAAGGCCCGCCGGGCTGTTCGCGCCGGCCACCGTCAGATGCCCGCCCGCGAACTTCTTGTGCAGCAGCGTGTTCCCGCTGTCGCGCGCCTTGGGGTCGGCGATCTTGTCCCGCAGGGCCGGCGAGTCGCGCAGCATCGGCGCCAGACGATCCTTCGACCAGGCTTCCGCCATCTCAAGCGTCGGCTGCACCAGCAGGATCGGGGCCGGGTCCTGATGGATGTGGAAGCCGAGGACGTTGTTGATGATCTCGGTCGCGCCCACCTGGGCCGACTTCATCACCCACACCTCGCGGACCGCAGGGTCCGACACCGCATCCATCATTCCGCGCTGGTACGGCGCGCGTGACGTCCGCCAGACGCCGGGCTCGGCGCTCGATTCGCTACTCAGCCTCCGCTCTGCGTCGGCCCACTCGCTTACGGTCAGATCGGGCGGCGGGCTCCACACCCGCACTGCCGGGCGCATCGCTGACGATTCCAGTCGGAACCCACTCAGCGAGCTCGGCGAGCGCGGCGTAAAGCTCGGCCCGGATTGCTGCTGCGATGACATTCGGATCATTTATGCCGACCAGTTGCGGCGAGAGCTTCGCAGGCATCGACAGGAGCTTCGCCCTGGATGCCGCGTTGTGGTCCGAGACGAATTCGACGACATCGGCGACCCGGGCGAGCTCGCCCCGGCGGGCGGCGTTCTCCATCGCCAGCTTGTCGGCGGACTCCTTGTCGCGGCGGGCCTTTTCCTGCTCGCCGTTGAGAATCCCTTCCGGCATCGAGTGCCGGCCGATTTCCCACGCGATGACTGCGGGGCCCGGGTAAGTGCCGTCCTCGTTCCGA